CCTCAAGTTCCTCTGCAGACTTGCCAGTCATAGCCATAGCCTCGCTCATATCGAGCGTGCCGTCCTTCCACTGGTTCGTCATTTTGATGATCTGAGAAGTCGTAACATCAGCAGTCTCATTAATGTCATCGTAAACCTTACTCAGCTCATCCGTGAATGCACCATACATTGCCAGCGTGTCCGTCAGAACTTCGTTGGTCAGCCACTTGCCCTGTGTCAGAGTATTCGCAACGGTCTTGTAGTTGACTTCATTGAATCCGCCGCCATAGGTGACGCCGTAGATAATATTTCCAGCTTCGTCAATAGCCTGTTCAAGAGTTCCGCGATTGATAGCCGCCTGGATAACCATCTCCTTGAACTCTTTGGTGGCCATGTTCGCGTTTTCAATAGACTTCCAGTCCTGAAGCCGCATATAACCGCCGGAGAGAGCCTGCGAGATGTTGTACATTGCCCGGTTGGCTTCCTGTTTAGTCGCTCCGGAGATACCAGCCCAGTTGGCGATACCCTCCATTGCAGTGACAGCTTCCTCGAGCCCGATGCCGGCAGAAGTAAACTTACCGATAGAAGCCACCATTTCGGTGAAGTCGTAAGAAGTTTCGTCCGTATACCAGTTCAATCGTTCGAGCTGGTCGGAAACTTCCTGCATCAGCTCTGCGTCGGACTTTGTGCCGTCCCGGATTGCGTTCATGATCATCTGAACGGACTGAGTCTTGTCAGCGTATTTACCGAAGCCTTCCATGATCGGCTCAAGGGTTACGCTTTTTATCTGGTTCGATACAAAGTCTTCAACTTTCCGACCAATATTGAGAAGGGCTCCCGTAGCAATCGTCTCAAGAGCCGAGAATTTTTCCCCTACTCCGTCAAGAGCGCTTGTAAGCCCTCCAAAACTTACTTTATTTGCAGCCGAAGTAATCCCGTCAAATGCTTTGCTCGCACCGGAAAAGTCGAGCGCGCCCTTCAGCTTGTCAAGCGTGGACATACTCTGCGATACATTCCTCTCAAAGTCCGAGTTGTCAAACCGCATCTCTACGACTTTTTCATCGATCGTCCTGCTCATACGCGCTTCACCTCCTCCCAGGCCTCTTCAGCAAGTCTTTCAAAGATAGGGCGGATGGCAGGGTTGATGTAATCAATGCCCTGCACATACCCGCCGTTCCGTGTCGCGTGCCCGTACTGCAGAATGATCGCAATCGGTACGCCATTTTGAATGTTCGTGTTCTCGAATGTGATAGATACGGACCCGTTGTTCCGGGCAATCCTATATCTCCAGGAATTCGCAGTCAGACCCGTATCCTTGGGCGTCGCATCGGCCAGTGCCTGAACACCCTCCTCGCCGTAGCGGTCGAGAGCGCTGATTTTCAAGCCTTCCTTGAAACGCTCCAGATAGCCGTTCAGCTTTTTGAAGTCGCCCTTCTGCCTGAACGTGATCAATGCGCCGCCCTCCTTTCCTTAACCGGTAGTCCCGAGCTGCTGCTTTCTCGCTCTGTTCAGCGCGGTCCGCCGGTTGATGTCGTCTCTCGTGTTTTTCTTCTTGTTCTTCGGCTGATTCTTGATCTCGCATACATGTATGAGCGTCAGGAGCTTATTTAAATGCCAGTCCTGGCACTCAAAGGGAATCTGTAAAGCCACCATCCAATAGTAGATCAGCTCAGCCGTAATGATCTCTCTGGACGGCGGTTTCTTGGGACCCCGATCGGAAAAGGTCGTGGCCGTCATGGGATCGGCGATGTATTCGTTGATCTTTGCGAGGCCCGCATCAGTCAGCGTCTCAAAAATCGAGGGGTCAACCCCGGGAGTCAGAGACATGCAGCGTACATAATCAATTGTTTCAGCCCGTGTCTTCTGCTCCTTTGAGAGAAAAGGCTTTTTCCATCTCGCTTCCCACTTGGCCAGAGAGCGCAGGGAGTGTTCCAGAAGGACGGTCTGCCCTTCAACGGTCCTGAACTCCTGCCTCTGTTCGTCATAGTACTCGCCGGAGGGCGTTGAGATGCGAATCATGGTTTATATCAGTCGACGATCTCGAGTGCGGCAGACTTCGCCTCAATGTTCTGCGGCATGATCCCGTTCACGAATGCGGCGGCCGCCGTGGAATCCGTGGCCAGCTCCATGAACAGATCGGAGTAAGCCTCTGTCTGAGCAAACTCCTCGGAGAGCTCCTTGGACTTGATGAACCGCTTGCCGTCCGGGCTCTTCTGGCCGTAGGCCCTGAGCACCAGATCCTTGAAGATCTTCATGATAGTCGGAACATCCTTGGCCTCGGTCACCCGCTTGATCATGTCGGAAAGACCGCCTTCAATGGAAAGTTCCATCTCGGTCACTTCCGCCCGGGTCATGTTGAAATAGAAGTCTTCTTTTCTCGTTTCGCCGTTGTAGTCGGTGTAAGTCATGGTCTTCTTAAGCATTTTGATTTCCCCTTTCGGTATTTGAATAAAAAAGTGGAAGGGCCGCCGGCTTAATGCTGAAACGGCCCTTGTTGGATCAGTCGTAGACTGCGGACATGAGCGGTTGACCGTCGCTGTCCAGTATGATATCCCCGCTCGAATCCCGGATGTACCGAAAGTACGTGTAGAGAGCGGGAAGCTCTTCCGGAAGGATCAGCCGCGCAGGCGTGTCATCCGTTCCGTAAAGAATGTCCTCAATGGCGTGAAGCACGTTCATCAGCCCGAGGCTCTTGAACCGCTTACCGTCAAATTCGAACTCGGCGGTCGTCTTTGCATCATCAACTTTGATGGGAAGCGTGCTGATCTCCCAAGAGAGCGTGACTGCTTCCGGAGAATCGTTGACCGTCGCGTAGCTTCTCTCGGAAGGGCTGGCCGTGCATCCGTAGATCACATGCAGCTTATAGGAGTAATCGGTTCCTTGTTCCGCATTCCCGATCAGACTGCGGAAAGAGAACCCGAACATATCCCGTTTCTGCTGTCCGACAAGCACGCCACTGACAAGTTCTTTTCTTCCGAGACAGTTTCTGAACTGACGTGGGTAAGAATATGCCTCAACAGTAAAACTGAGTTCCTCGGCGGACAGCAGATTCAGATACTTGATGTTATCAGCCCAGAATGCTGAAGCCTCCGCTCCGGAGGGGTTGAGCGTAACCGTCGTCAGGCCGTTCCACACAACCCCGTCTGAATAAGTTCCGTCAGGATTTCTTATGTACAGTACTCCGTGATCCGTGCCGGTTTCGTAAGTACGTTCTCTGGTCCTGTCCCAGACAAGACGTGGCATATCGGATCACCTCCTGTATTACTGGCCGGTCGTAATGATTCTCTGAACCGCATTCGGGAGAGGAAGTCTGGCAGGGGTCCCCTCAGCGCCACCCGTGCCATCAGTACCGTAAAGAATGTTTTCCAGTGCCGTGAGCTTAGCCTTATCTGCAGTTTCGGTAAATTCTCTGGAATCGATCTCCAGATAAGCGGTGGGTCTGAACGACACGCCATTGATGTCGGCAATGTCAACAGGAGTCGTATTGACTTCCCAGGAGAAGGTAATCGCTTCGGGAGAGTCGTTGACCGTCGCATAGCTTCTCTCTGAGGGAGAAGCCAGACAACCGTATACAATATGAATCTTGTAGCCGAGGTCATCGCCGACTTCGTCATTACCGATTCTGGTACGGTAGCTGAAACCGAACATCTTTCTCTTCTGCTGACGGATATGAACGCCAGGCGTCAGATCGGCAGAGCCGTCACACTCCATGAATTCGTCAGGATACGTGTAAGCCTCAATGGTGCATGCAAAGTCTTCGGCGGACATCAGGTTCAGGTACTTGATATTGTCGGCCCACAGGGCGGTAGGTTCCGCACCGGAGGGATTCTCGCTGACCGTAGTCAGACCGTTCCAAACAACGCCGGTACCGTACTTTCCGTAATCAGCACTGGCGGTCTGCGTGTCGTCAATGACATAAAGAACGCCATGGTCCACACCGGTTTCAAAAATATGTTCGCCGGTCTTGTCCCAAACAAGTCTTGCCATTTGTGTTTTCCTCCTCAATAGTAGATTTCGTAGGTCCAGTGATTCAGATTGTCCGATACAAAAAAGCGATTGAAGGAGCATAGCTCCCATTCAAGCAGTTCCCTTACGTTCGGATAATCCGGATCCTTGCTGATGATCGTGACAGCGTAGCGGTCTTTCCCGAGATAGAGCTTGTTGTTCGCCCGCTTCACGTCGAAATTGTCGAGATTGTAGATTATGCAGGGATAGGACAGTTTCACCGTCTCGGGCGGTTGGAAATAGACATGACTCGATCCGAGAAACTCGCAGAGCTTCCGGTGGAGCTCAAGCCTGCGATTCGCCATTCCAAACACCTCCTACAGAGAGCGTCATGCGCGGAAAATCGACTTTCACATCCGTGATCTTCCACTTCGAACCGAGCCATGTCAGATATCTCATATCCTTGAAATTCTCCATGGCAAACGGATCTGCCAGTATGCTGAATTCGTTCCGGACAGCCAGATCGTCGTTGAGTCCTTCCCCCCGTTCGTAGCGCCGGTTGTTCGAGAGAATATCACCGTAATAGGGATGCTCCTCGATCGCAACCTCGTAAACGCCCGGCCGGTTCTCCGGATCAACCTCGACCGTCTTTCCGAACCCGATCATGCCGTAGTACTTTGCCATTTTGAATTCCTCCGCTTATTCCCAGATTGCGGACACTAACGGATCGCCGGTGCCGTCTGTAATGTCGGCGTCAAGGTGATCCTGTATCGTGTCCTCTATTAACCTTCACACAACTTCGTACTCGAGAATGATGGCAGACTTCGGCTTCACGAGAGTGCCGGACTCTCTCTTCTCAAGCAGGTACTCGAGCTTGTTGAAGTTGAGGTCGAAGTCGTCGAAGAAGCTAGTCTGACCGCCTCTGGTCTGGCCAACGTTGTAGTCGCGCAGATCGACGATGATGCCGACGAGGTTACGGGTGTGATCTGTGTTGCTGATGGTGACGGTACGAGTCTTGCCCTTCATGACCGGAACAGGAACAACCTTCTCGACACCGATGGCCGCAGCCAGTTCGGCTTTGGTGTTATAGATTCTGTGACCAAAGCTGTCCTCGAGCAGGAGCATGTCGGAGAGCTTGTCAGAAGCGATGAAGAGAATGGTGTTGCCGGAGCCGTCATAATCGTCAAAACCTTTCACGGCAGCGCGGATAACAGCCTTCGCAATGTCATTGGCATCAGCAGTGGAATCAACTTCAGCCACAGCGGGAATGGCGAACAGATCTTCCATCGTCCAGATAGGACGGATCTTCTCTTCGTCGATCTTGTCGGGAGCGGAGATACCACGGCCATCACCGATCAGGATAGCGCGGGCCTCTTCGGCAGCGAGCATGATCCGCATCTCTTCCTTCAGCCATGCAACCATATCAAAGTCGGTGATGTCGTTCACGTCATCCTTATCAAGCTTCTGGAACTTGTAGATGGTAGTGGGCTGGGTCTCTCTCTTCAGAAGACGGAGAACTTCCTCAATCTTCTGCGTGCCCTTGGTCAGATAACCCTTCGCACGAGCCTGATCAGCAGTCAGATCGGCAAACAGGGTCTTGATGCGGGCGAACGGGGTGTGATGAACACCGTTCAGAACTACGCTGACCCAGTCCTGATTGGGAAGAATGCTCTGGGGCTGCTCTCCGACGGTCTTGTAGTCGGGATAAGCGTTGTTGATGTCGGTAATGCCGTGCTGCAGGACCACGTCGCGGAGACTGGTCTTGCCGTTGCGGGCTTCGTTGATGATGTCTACCTGCTCGGAGTGGGAGAGGTAGTTCTCGTTGGCACCGTCAGTGCCCTGCTCAAAGATGTTGCGGTTTCTTTCCATTTCGTTACCTCCTTCGGTATTGTCAGAATGTTTGACGGAATCGTCGTCCTCTGCGGGCTCGTCATCGTCCTCGTCAGAGTGCTTGGCTTCCTTGGCAGACTCGAGGGCCTGCCCGATCAGCGCGTAGACGACATTCTTCTGCTTTTCATTGAGAGTGTTGAAAATGTCACCGACGGTCTCATCGTCGTCGGGATCCTCATCCTCATCTTTGTTCTCGTCGGCGTGCTTGGCTTCATCGTCCTTGCTGCCATTGCCCTCGTTCAGAGCCTGTCCGATCAGAGTGTAGACGACCTTCTTCTGCTTTTCGGTCAGCGTGTTAAACACGTCCCCGACCGTTTCGCCGTCGTCTTTGTCGTCCTTGTCATCCTTATCCTCAGCCTTCTCTTCGGGCTTGTCATCCTTCTTTTCCTCAGGCTTCTCAGAAACTGCCTTCGGAGCGGGCTTGGCATCTTCCAGCTCGGCATGAGTCAGATCCAGCTCTTCATTGGGATAGATGATCATCTCGCCCTCCTGAAGCTCGCCGTGACGGATCACGTCGTCGATATAGGCCCCGGAATTCGCGCCGGCATACACAAGAGAAACTTCCTTGATGTCGCCGTGAAGGACATTGCCGCCCTCCTGCTTAAGCTTGTTTGCATAGATGGACAGGGAATCGATGTCGCCATGTTCAACGGCAATCTTGGCACTCTGAGCCTTCTTGGTGTCATTGAAGGAGCAGTAGGCACGGACACCCTCCTCCTCGTTATGCAGAAGCGCCTTTCCCAGAACATTCTCCGGGTCATTGTGCTGATGATTCCATACAAGGGGAACGGTCTTGCCGTCACAATCCTTGAAGGCATCCTTACGAATGGTGCGGCCGTCCGTGCAGAGAATATCGTTTCTCGTCGCCCATCCGCTGAAATCGTACTTCATTTTGATTTGCTTCCTCCTCTGCTGAGTGTTAGTTTCTTCTGACTATCTTTCTTCCGTTGGCGTCGGTTCCCACAACGGAATGGGACGTATTGGATGATTTTGAAGAACCCTTCTTCTTCGTCGCCGCCTGATACTTCGGCTGAGCCTTGATCCACTCCAACTCCTTGGCGTACTCGTCTTTGTACTCCTGTTTTGCCTGCTCGGTATACTTCTTATGAGCCTCTCTCAGAATCGCCGTAGCATCCTTGTGGTTCTGACGGAGCTTGGCAGTCGTGCTCGAGTGCTCTTCCTTGATCTCGTCCGTGGACTGCTTCGTCTTCTCGCGAACAGCCTTGTTCGTCTCCTTGAGCTTGTTCCGGGCTTCCGTCGAGGCGGACCGATGCTCTTCCCTTGCAGAATCGGCTTCAGCCTTTGCTGCGGTTCTCACGCCAGCAGTGGTCTCCTTCAGCTTGTTCCTTGCGGATGCCGCGTTGGAGCTGTGCTCCTGTCGTGCTGTGTCCGTAGCAGTCTTGGCCTTCGTACGGATCTCATTGCTCTCGCTCTTGAACGCCTCCTGAAGGGCTTCACGCTGCTTAGCATTTTCCTCTCTGAGTGAAGCGATCTCCTGACGGATTCTGTCCTTCGCCGCAGACCGATCGCTCTTGCTCATGGACGACAGCGTGCTCTGCAGAACCTCGATCTTTGTCTGCATCGTGTTCTTGTGAGACTCCACGTCGGCCTTCGTGCGTGCTCTCACGGATTCAATCTCGCGGTCTCTCTGCTCGTTCGTCTGAGTAATCAGACTGTCTCTGGCGTTCTTACTGGACTCAATGTCGGCATTTGTGGCGTTTCGTTCAGCCTCGATCCGCTTGTCGCGGGCTTCATTCGTTGAAGCGATCTTCTTATCCCGCTGGGACTTGCTCTGCTCGATCCCGGCGTTCGTGGCGTTTCTCTCGGACTCCAGCCTCTTGTCCCGGGCCGTGTTGAACGCGGTGACAAACTTGTCCCGTCGCTCTTTGCTCGAGGCCACTCCAGCATCTGTTGCAGATTTACTCTCGGCAATCTTCGAGTCCATAGAAGATTTTGATCCCGCTACCTTGCTCTTCCGCTGTTCGGAGAGAATCTGCCTCACATACTTGGCATAGTCACGTCCGAGTTCGTTCAGACCCTTTGTAGAGGTTCCACCTTCATCGCCGACCTTCAGACCTTTCTTCTCATACTTCTCGTAATACTCATGCCGGTACACCGGATCATAGTTGTGCTCGAGAATATCACCGTCCTCATCGGACTGCTCGAGGGAGGCCTCAAGCTCGTCAAGCTGCGCATCCAAATCGTCCAGATCCGCTATGGCCTGATCTGCGTCTTCCTCAGTCAGCGGCGTGTTCTCTTCGATAATCGTCTCATTCGTCCCTGGCATGGGACCGGTCGTATCATAGAGGTTCTTGTTCCTCAACACGTCCGCGTTCGGATCGTCAGAAGGCTTCATGCCGATGACCTGCCGGATCTCGTTCGATGTCATGATCTCATTTCTTGTGAACTTGTCGGCGATATCCGCCATGTTGTTCACCGGAACCAGAGCGAACGGATCGCGGTAGTATTCGATGGACTGTTTCTGCGTGATGGCCGTCGGGGTCAGGAAGGTCCGCTTCATGCTGTCCGCCACCGCTGCCACAAGAGGCTCAATGATGCGGTTGTTGTAGTTCAGCATGGTCTTCTCGTCAGCCGTGCCGTTGAGAATATCCTTCGTAATCCCCAGCTGATCAAATGCCAGATCGGTCAGATACTGAATCTGCGCCAGAAGGTTGTTCTCCAGCGGCCGGTTCAGCTGCACGATCTTCTCAGCCGCATCCATGTAGGCAATGCCGAACTTGGAGCCTTCCAGCTGATTAACAATGTCCCGCCGTCTCTGGTCCGCCTGCTGACGTCTCGTCTCAGTCTTCACCGTGTAGGGAAGCTGTACAATGAGATCGAGCTTCCCAGAGGACGACTGTTCGTCCACGGAATCAAGGAGCGCGAGCTTGTGAATGAGCCTCTGGAAAGTAGAGTTTGGCGCATTCATCACCGCGTAAAAGGGATTCTCCACGATAGCCGCCACGGTCTTCGGAACTGCAATCTCCTGCCGACGCCCGGTGTTTTCGTCATAGAGCTGTACAATGACGTGTTTTGGATACCACTGTACAACCTTGCCGATCCGGATCGTCTTGATCTGATAGGTTCCAGTCACCTCAGGGTCAAACGTCGTGTCAACCGGCACAATGGCGATGACCCCCTCGTCCAGCATAGACATAAAAATATCCAGACGAAGCGCTCTGCCCGTCTGGTCGACATTTGCAGATAAGGAGAGACATCGGTTGAGTCCGGAATCGATCAGCTCCACGAACCGCCCGTTGTCATCGATCTTGACATGCTGAAGCTCAACCTGCGCCGCGTCCACCGCGATCCGGTTCTTGATGGCTGTCACAATGGATCGATCGCCGGAATCCCTGTAGTATCGCCGGTTGATGTCCGGACGCCATTCGCTGAGCCCGCCCACGTAGTTGCGTGAGTAGTAGGTCGGATCCCGGCTCTTGAATACATTCCAGGCATGTTTCAGCCTTTCACCAAAAGAAAGTTGCATTTTGAATTGTTTCCTCCTTAGCCCGTGTTGACCGAGGTCTTCCGGTAAGCGATCCGCCCGGATCCATAAACGCCACGCTTCAGCTGACTGAGATCATATCCCGAATCGGCCAGAGCCATATGAACTCCGACCTCACCCCGCTTGGCGACCCACTTGACAACCTTCCCGGACGGTGCGTGAATCTCTTTCACATTCTTGTTCATCACCTCGGCCAGCTTCTGATTGTAGGCGTTGACATAGGTTGCAGAGAGACGCCCGCTTGCGTTTGTGGGAGAGATCTGCCGGTTCAGATCCCGGACAAATCGGTTCATCTCCCAGCGGGACTTGCGGTAGGTCTGGTTGTAGATCTTCTCTTCCCGCCTGTGCGCCCACTTGGAATCCTTCCGGTCAAGCCTCGCACGCCCGGCCTCGGTTAGCGTTCCGTCCGGGTTCTGATACCTTCGGATGCCCCACTTCATTCCGAGAATGCCGTGATGTTGTAATTCATCATTCACAAGCGGATCACCTCCTTACTTCAAATATAATCCACCGCCCTGAGCCATCCAGGAGCCCATTCGAAGACCATAAACCTCCTATGCGCCCCGACAAAGCCCTCGTCCTCGGACCACTTGTCAACCTCCCCATTGCGGGAAAGTCTACGGACCATGACCCCATACAGATCTCCCTCTGCCTCACTGTGCAGGTGTCCCGCATGAATCTCCCGGACGGCCGCCCTCGAGAATTCCTCCGGAAACTCAATGGTAAACTGCCCTCTCAGATCATGCATCCGGTTCTTCATGTAATGCCCATGGGTCAGGCCGATAAAACAGCCGTTCCAGTAAATGCACTTCCTCTGCTTCAGCCGGTCATCCACATTTACCTGCGGATAGTGGTCCTTCAGCATCTCAACAAAGCACCACGCAAGACTCTCATCGTGGTTGCCGATGGAGTAGATCAGATTCACCCGGCCAGACTGTCTGAGGGATGCGTCAATCACGTTGAACCAGATCGTCCTCGCCATGTCCCACGCCGCAGGAATATCAACCTTCTCGATGATCCTGCCGGAAGCCGTACGCCCCCGCATGTCATCGTTGTGAAAGAGGTCCTGTCCGATGACAATATTGATCTCATCCCAGGCCTGCCGCTCGATAATATGCAGAAGCCGCCCGATGCTCTCTGTGTGATCAGAAAGCGGAAGGTGCATGTCGGTGAGCGGGATCTCAAGCATGCCGGTTCCACCTTCGGCAATCGGTTCTATTTTGATTGGCTCGGTATTCTCGTGTATAACCTCGAGAAGCCTGTCCCATTGCCCGTCGTCCAGCGCCTGTTTGATCCACGCCTGAACGATCTCGCCCTCCGCGTTGACCTGTACAGTGGCATTGTGCGCCGTGAATCCCTCATAAGTTCCGGCTTCAAGGGTCTTCCTGTCAGGATAGGTCTTGTTTCTCCAGACCCTCATCCGCCTCTTGAAACTCTCATAGCTCGTTTCCGGATAGCCGCTATGAAAGATGCCGGCGTAAATCTCCTTGATCGGCGTTCCCTTGTCATAGGCATCTATGCACCGTTTCTTTGTCTCAATGTCGATCGGTCTCAGTGACAGACACCTCCTTTGGGTTAATCTTCAAACGCATCCCGGTTGGCCTTATACGCCACATAAGCATCGACCATGGCCGCCACCGAGTCGATCTTCTGATCGCGCCGCTTCTTCATCAGCTTACGGTTGCCGTTCGTGTCCTCAATCGTAATACAGTTCCCCATGGCAAATTGCATGAGCTGCTCGTCGAACACCAGCATCCTCTCTCCGGCCAGCTTCTTCAGCTCGCCCAGCGGCACCGATTCTGTCTTCGCGCCCTGAATGACCTTCTCTACGCCGAAGGGTCCGTTCTCCTGCTGCCAGCGTTCAACGAACTCCCTCGCATTGTACGGGTCATATCCAAAGCACCGCACGTCGTATTCCTTCTCCGTAATATGCCGGTCCAGATCGTCGTACACGTCCAGCATATCGAGAACCGTCCCCTCCATCACGATCAGGCTTCCCTCGGCCAGAAACTCTTCGTACTTCTGCCTGAGCGA